TCAGTGTGCTTTGGGGATTTCGTGATAAAGATTTTTTAATACAGCATGGTGGCACTGTATTCGTTAATAAACCATCTGAGATTTTAGGCTAATAATCTTTTTGCTTATTCTTACTTGCTATATATAAAGTCATAGAGGGTTCATATATATCAATTCTTTTTTATTCCAATCGACCATAAAAAAGAATGATAAATAGGGCTTCATAATCACTATTTATCATAACTACCATTATCTAATTTGTTATACTTTTGTAACGTAATCATAAAAATACTTAATGTATGGAATCTTTAAAATTTGGTAATATTCATTATGATCTTGTTATTAATTATTCAAAAGCAGGCTTTTGTTATACATTATCTTATATCGATGATGACGGTAATAAGCATGTTATTAATTTTTCTCATGTTCGAGATTATACAGATTATATTTTCATGTTAATTCAAAAATATTATGTTCAATCAACGTAAACCTATGCTGTTCCAGACAACTCGTCACACTTTAATCATGTCTGTAACAATTCAGCATTATATTAACCCTCGTGACGGTGCACATACATTCATAGTACGCTGGCGTGATGAAAACCACGATGAGCATTTAGGAGATAACTATGTTGCTTTTCGCTCTTTCGTTTCCGCTGTTGATTTCATTGCTACGAATTTCTGTGGATAGACGTGAACTTGCTGTATTTCGTTTTTCTCATTGTGTGTATCGTGATATAATTGGATGTAACGATTTTATGTGCTTCGACTTTTGTCGCAATCCTCAAGAAACCTATCAAATTTATTTACATTCTAAACAATTAAAACAAACTGATTATGAAAAAAATTATCCCTTTCCTCAAGAAACTCCCACCTGTCCTTTTTAGAGTGTCAATTGGTGGTTTTATCCTTGTTTCTGTTGCTCTTTACTTTCAGAGTTGCGTTACTGCATTTGATGCAGAAAAGTTCCATTATCATGGCGCAGCTGGTAAGTGTCGTAGTTTAGTTGTTGATTCTATTCGTTAATCTCTCATGGCATTAGGTAATATTCAAGGGTGTTTCAAACCAAACCGTATTATTAATCCTTATACCGATGAAGTAATGTATGTTGAGTGCAGAAAGTGTCCTGCATGTCGTAATCGTTACGCATATAAATGGCAAGAACGTGTTTCTAAGGAATGTACGTTTCACCGTTATAGCATGTTTGTTACACTTACTTACTCAAATGATAATCTTCCTCGTTTTCAAATGGTTTGGAATGATGCCCTTAATAATTACCAGATGTTATCTAATAGAGATTGTGATTCTGACAAAGTACTGCCAGAAGAATATAACGGTTTAACTCATAAAATGTCACATGATATAAAAGACGGTGTTCCGTATGTGTGTCGTTATGATGTCGTTACTTTCTTCAAGCGTTTCCGTTCAAGAATTGATTATTCATTTAAAATAAATAACATCAATGAAAACAAAAACATCCGTTATTTCGTCTGTGCCGAGTATAGCCCCAAAGGTTTGCGTCCGCATTATCATGCTATCATCTGGTTTGATTCCGAACACATCGCTCGAGAGTTCGGAGAAATCTTATCTAAAAGTTGGGCGCATGGTATTGTCGACTATTCACTTGTCAACTCATCAGCCCCCGACTATGTGGCAAAATACGTTGCTTGCAATACTGGTCTGCCAGAGGTTCTTCAGCTTGAATCTACCCGTACATTCCATCTCCAAAGTAAAAAGCCATGTATCGGATATAGTAAGGCTGATTCGGAGGAATTATTCAAAAATGTCATTAACGGAACTTATGGACACCTTGAATCTGATGTTGCCACTCAGTCTACCGTACATGTTCAACCTCCCCGTTCGCTTGAAATGCGATACTTTCCAAAGTGTCGAGGCTGGCGCTTTATATCTTATTTTGAAAAATTACGAATTTATTCGTTTGCAGTCGACTTTGAAAGATTAAACGGTTATCTTCCAGAATCTTCTGTATTACATGAACAATTCGATAGTAGTATAGATATTCATGCTGCATTAGCTTGTTATCGTTTCTGTAAAGAATATAGTTCTACTCCAGAACTTTATTTAATGTATGTTGACCGTTACTATAGTAATAAGGAGTTGTTCCAGTTACGTTTGCAATATCAGTATCAAATTAAGTATGTAGATGACTTGCATCAGCCTTTATCTCATCTTATGGATTTTGATTTGACATTTTACGAGCGTATTCCTCTTTATCGTTATGGTGTTACTCCTTATATCACTGCTGCGTTATCATCGTATGGTGTTGCTGTTGATTCATTGTATCATCATGGTAGATTAGACGGTGCATGTCTTGACAGCTTAAAACAGAAGTCTTCTCCATTTTACTATACTAATATAGATTTACAATGTAAGATTTCAAAAGATTATAATAAATCACGTGTTCTTAATGAACAATTAAACCCTAACATTTTTAATTCAATTTAGTTATGTCATCATTTAAAATTCCTACACCACACCCAAATTTGAGCCGTAACGGCTTTGATTTGTCTTCTCGTCGTGTGTTCTCTAATTCTGTAGGTCAACTCTTGCCAGTTGGCTGTTGGGAGGTAAACCCTTCTGAAAAGTTTCGTATATCCGTGCAGGACTTAGTTCGTACACAGCCGTTAAATACTGCTGCTTTCGCTCGTTGCAAGGAATATTTTCATTTCTTCTTTGTCCCCTACCCTGCTCTATGGATGTATTCTGATTCATTCTTCACTGGTGTAGTCAATCCAGATAGTACTGCCAGACGTTCTTCTACTGGTACTACCAATTATGATTGGGTTCCAAAGTCTGCCCCTTATTTTGACCTTGACAAGATTCTTGATAAGTTGTCTGGTGCATCTTATAATGCTACTGATGTACTCGGTTATAATCGTTCATCTGGTGCTTACAAACTTCTTCATTACTTAGGCTATGGTGTTAATGGTGACGGTCAAATAGTTGATTTACAGTCAACTGAGAAATCAATTGTTGAAACTAATAAATCTAACGCTGGTACTGGTCGTCATCGTGTTTCAGATTTGAAGTATGACGGTCATTCTGGTACTGGTGCCAAGCTTGCTATCTTCCGTCTGCTTGCTTATCAGCGTATTTATAACGATTTCTATCGCAATCAGCAATGGGAGAAACCAGATGTTGAATCGTTCAATATTGATTGGTTGAAAGATGATAATCTTGCAGAAGTTCCAGTTGATATTGTAGAAAAGGCTCTTACACTTCGTTATCGTCAATGGAACAAAGATTTGATTACTTCTTCCATTCCTACCCCTAATTATAATGAAGGTATTTTTGAACTTCCTGCTTTGGTTGGTTCATCTGGTTATGGAATCGATCGTTCTTCTCTTGGTATTCCGTCTTTAAAGACTAATTCACAAGACGGTTTGCGCTCTATCTCACCTACTGATTTACGTGCTATGTTTGCCTTGGATAAGATGCTCGAGGCTACTCGTCGCGCTCATGGTCTTGACTACCAGTCACAGATTGCAGCTCATTTTGGTTTTGACGTTCCAGAAAGTCGTAAGCCAATGGCTCATTTTATAGGAGGTTTTGACAACGCTATATCTATTGGTGAGGTTATTGCTACCGCATCTGGAACAGCTGGCGAATCTTCTTCTGTTGTTGGTCAAGTGACAGGTAAAGGTATTGGTTCTTTGAATTCTCATTCTATTGAGTTCACATCTAAAGAACATGGTATTATCATGTGTATTCATAGTGTTGTTCCTCAGCCTGATTATAATGCTATTTTCGTTGACCCATTTAACACAAAACTGAATCGTGAGGACTATTTTCAGCCAGAGTTCCAAGATTTAGGCTATGTTCCTCTAAAGTCATCTGATTTAGCTTTCTTCCGTTCTGATTCTTCCACTAATTCACGTGAAGTTAACAATAAGGTTCTTGGATATGTTCCACGTTATCATGAATATAAAACTGCTCGTGATGTTGTTTTTGGTGACTTCATTTCTGGTAAGTCTTTATCTGCTTGGACAACTCCACGCTGGGATTTTGTTAATTACAAAAAGGTTAGTAATAAGGTATCTGTTGATTTGTCTGCATCTAACTTTATGATTGACCCTGGAATTATGGATTCTATTTTTTCTGTTCAATATGGTGGTAGTATTGATACCGACCAATTCCTTGTTAATAGTTACTTTAATGTCAAGGCTGTTCGTCCTATGTCTGTCACTGGTCTTTCATCTCTTTAATCTTTGAATTATGGAAAAGAAATTAACACGTGCTGATATTCTTTATCAGAATCAGCGTTCAGAATCTTCTGTAAGTCGTGAAATTCCTCTTGAGGTAAACGGCTTAGTTACTGGTGAATCAATAGTAGATTCATCATTAACTGATACTATTCAGCCTATTAACCCAGTTACTGGTTGGCGTGACAATGCTATTAGCAGATTGATGTCACCTAATACACCTAATGTTGAACGTGATTTGATTTTGTCTTCTCTCGCTAAACAAAAAGGTTACAATTCTCCAAAAGAGTTGTCAGATGATGATTTGCTTGAGATACTCCCTTCTCGTTATTCAACCGACCCAGTAGAACTTGAAAGGTTTAAAGAGTTTGTTGATGAGTTACGCAACGTTGATGATACAGAGCCTACTGACCCAGTCGAGTCTGCTCCAGTAGAGCCAGTATCTCCGCCTGCTGAATAATTTTCTATAGTCCCTGCAATATCGTAGGGACTTTTACGTTAATTAATTAAAATTACTATTATGCCATTTCCAGTTGCTGCTGCCATTGGTGCAGCTGGTTCAGTTCTTGGTAGCTTTATCGGTGGTTCTACCTCTGCTGCTGCTCAAAGACGTGCAAATGCAACTAATTTACAGATTGCACGTGAAACAAATGCGCAAAATTATCGCATATTCCAAGAACAACAACAATTTAATGAAAATCAGTTTAATCGCTGGTTAGATTATTCAACCCCTGCTGCTCAACGTCAACGTTATGAGGATGCAGGAATAAACCCTTATATGGCTGTTGGACAGTTACAAAATGGTACTCCAAGTAGTGCTTTAACGTCTGCAAGTTCTGCTCCTATGCAAGGCGCACAAGTGCAACCAGTTCAAGGTTTAGGAGATGCATTACAGAATTCTATTGAGCGTGCTGCAGGTGTGTTTTCCTCTATGATATCGTCTATCTCAGATGCAGATTTGAAAGGTAGTCAGAAGACTGGTACAGACATCGATAATAAAACACGTGGTCGCCAGAATGAGGCTAACATTCAAAAGACGAATGCAGAAACTGGTAAGACTGGTTCTGAAACTCGTCGTATAGAGCAAGAAAATAGTTTCTTCGATTCGACCCTTGAACAACGTAAAGAGTTAATGAACATCAGTGTTGACACTGCTAAGAAACAAAAAGAACTGCTTGACCACCAAGTTATGCAAGTTCAGTTACAGAACGCTATGGCAAATATCGATTTAGGTATTGCTACTAAGTACAAGGATGTTATGTTTAAGCAGCAATTATCTAATCTTATAGCGCAAGAGTTTGCAACCTATCAGAATGTCGCTCAAGGTTGGAAACATGTTAGTATTGAAAAGCAGAACGCTAATACTAACGCATATAATGCGAAGACTAATCGTATGAATGCTAACACTAACGCTGCTGTCGGTGCTGCTCAAGTTCAGAGTCTGGTTGCAAATGCTATTGAGTCCGCTGCTCGTACCTCTGGTATTAAGATTGATAATCAGACTAAAGGTCAACTTAATCGTACTATTCTTCAAGGTCTTGGTTTCGACAATATTGATAAGAATAATAAGAATAAGGCATTTTGGTGGAATTTTGGCTTTGACAAAGCTGAGCAACTTTCTCGTATTGGTGTTAATGGCTCTCAGATGTATTATAATTTTGGTGCTGGCTCAGAAAAGTTTACTAAAGCTGCTTCACCTGGTCATTATCTCTTAGGTTGGTAATTTTATTTATTATATCTATTATGAAAAAAATTGATTTGATTTTATTTTGGCTTAAAGTTATAGCTGGACTTTTAGCTTTAGATGTCGTATTTAGAGTATTTGGAGCATTGCTTGTTTCTCTTGGTCACTAATTATTAAGGCACTCATATAAGGGTGCCTTTTTATTGTCTAAAATTAATCAGTTAAAAAACCTTTCGCCTATCGATGAAATGGGCGTTTAAATCATGTAAATATATTTTACTTCTATTTCGTTTGCGATACATCCCACCTTATCCCACGACTGCCCCGCTGCCCGACATGAGGAGAGGCAGAAACAACCACACACCCCGTTAGGCGCGGAGGAGCATGCCGACGACCCCGTAAATACCTTAATAATCTACTGCCATGCTAAAACACCCTCCGGAGGCAGTTTGTAAAAATGTTTCTGACGAAGTTATTAATCAGTTTTCACGAAGTGCAATTTGTTAATCCTTACGCAAATTGTGAGCTACCCTTGTCCAAAACTACAAAAACTGACAGAAAATGAAAAATATCTAAATTTTACCCTATTAAATACCCCTTATATGTTAAAGTTATGTTAAATTTCTATTTATCTTATCTACCATTATCTTAAAAACAATAAACACGTTTTGTGTTAACGCTTAGCACACATGGTGCTGTTGGTAAACACCATGTGTGCTGGATGTAAAATCATTGAATAAAGTTGGTAAAT